CAGTAACACGCGCAACTTGATCCCCCGCGCCAATAGATATTGGCCCGCTTTCGGCAAAGATAGATGAGCTATCTACGTTTAACCCGACTTCATGCTCATAAATACTGACCGGCCCGCCAACAGAAATTGTGTTGCCCATAGAATTGCCGTGAACAGTGCAGTAATATTTTAAACTATCTGGCGCATTGCTCGCTACTACTATAGTAACCTTTGCACCAGCTTGCCCAGCAGTTCCTGTTGTTGTTACACCAGTTGTATATGCCGCATCTGCGGCTGTGCGGAATGCAAAAGGATGCCCATCGTTTGACGCATCTGAAAGATCAAACACATAAGTATTGCCCCGCACAAAAGTCAAAGCTGGCGCAGATCCAGAAATGCCAGCTATTGCATATTTATTGCCACCGTCATTAACAACTGTGACTGTATAGTTTACCGTTTCGGGTTGCTCTCCCGCCATAAATGGATATCGGAAAACACCGCGCTGAACACCAGCCGTGCGAGACAAGTTGCCGATTAGCCAATGGCCTTCCTTGTAATCATAAGCAACATAGCGATCTATTTCAGTAGAATTTTCGCTGCAATAAAACCACCAAACTTCACCATACTGACCATTTGCGAATGACCAAACCTTTGACTGCTGCGCCGTGTTAAAGTCGCCAAACACATAGTCGAAGACATCGCAGGGTATTTCTTCAACGCTGTTACCGTCAAATCTAAAGAAACCGCGCTGGCCCATCCAAAACACGCCCATATCAACGTCAGACGCAGCCTTGCGGGATATTGCCCCGCAAGATGTTCCAACGCGCTGAAACCCATAAACATAGGGTGGCCCCAAGTAGCGCCCCGTGTGGACTGAAGTGTCGGTCAGGATCAGCGTTTGGCCGCGCGTTCTTATGCCCTGCATGATTTGGCCGCTGTCGGCAAGCTCAATGTCACCAGCTTCATTCGTAGCTGCTGGCGTCCATACTGTGTTGTTTTCACGATCACACCAAGAAATCTTGCGCGGATTACCGCCGCTGCCCAAGGCAAATATAAAACGCTCTTCTGTTACAACTAAACCAAGGTTGCTCGTAGGGGCATTTGCAATCGGCGCTGCCTTGACTGCTGGGTTTAACTGCCACTCCAGCAGACGCCCGTCATCTCTGTTGACCGCAACAAGATATTCGCCCCAGTTATCTATATTCCATTGCGTAGCCTCTTCTGGCACAGCGTTTGCATTTTGCTGGATCGGCGTTCCATAGAAGCCATCGCCATAAAAACCGTAACCGTAACCCGTTTCGACTTCCGCATTCTCACGGCCAGCCGTTAAATCTGTTGGCGCAATGTCATACACGGTTCCGTTGCCGGTCATGGCTTTTAGCTCGTTATATGAGCCGCCAGCCGCATATGCCGTGCCGTTGTTGGCTTCCCATGTGTGCATTCCTCGCACAGGATTGGTACAGAACGACGCCTTGCGTTCCTGCCAGCCGCCTATAGGGAGTAAGCTGTTATCTCGCCACCGCACCAAGCTACCATCGCGCCAGCGGCCAGACTGTTCGAGGTCAGTGCCGTTGCGATAAAATCCTGCGGGGATATCAAGAGGAACAAGGGTCATTTAAATCTTCATAATGAAAGCCAGAGCATAATACGCTGGCTGGTTATCTACTGCACTTCCAGATCCTATTGACGAGGTTGCGCCAGTGAGCGAATGCGTATGATCGGCAACGGCGGCAATTGTAACAGTGTGAGTGTGATCGCCAACGCCAGAAACTGTCGTATTGTTTGATGCCATAGTTTGTCGCGAGTGATTTGAGCTTCCCGTGGTTCTAAATGCTGCGGTAAGTCCACTTTCTGCATCGTCATCACTAGACGCCCTGATATCGAATGTATGCTGGTGAGCGCCAGCCGTGCCTACAGTGTTACTATGAGTGTGACCGCCAGCGGCAGATGCCGCGAGCGTTCCAACCGCGTGTGTGTGGGCTGGCAACTGAGCTTCGGTTAGCGTTGTGCTATTTTCGCCGCCAGTGTCACCAATATCATGTGTCGCCCCGCTATCAGTTCCAGACCCCACAATAAATCGGCTACGCAAGTCTGGCGTTGAGTTTGTGCCGTCGCACAATTTCCATTCTGTGGGAATGCTCGCAACAGACCCCGACCACATAATAATGCCGCCCGAAGGCACCCTCGCGTCTACTGCTGTATTCAAGCCAGTAACAATTGTATCAAGCGCAGTGTTTACCGTGGCCCCCCATGTGTTTTCGCTGCCGCCAACGGTGGGTTTGGTTATGCTAATCGTCATTTAATCGCCTCGCGCTTTTTTTTGCACTATATATCATTTTGCCAACAAACACTATGCCGCATCCTGCTCTGTCCAAGTTTCCGCGCTGACAGCTTGCTCCGCCCAAGTCTCCGCGCCGACAGCTTGTTCTGTCCAAGTCTCAGGCCCGACAGGCTCGACTTGCCACTTAAACCGCGCTGGGCCAACGGTTGGATCGCCAGCCGTAATGCCAGCAGGATGCAGAACAATATCTAAAACAACCGATATATTTTGCCCTGTTAAGGCAAAGCTGCCAGCATCTGCAATAATTGATACACCAGTTCCAAAAGAAACGTTTTGACCAGTTAAAGCAAACGAACCATGATCTGCTGTAAAGTTATAGTTTATAACTTGAGCTAAGCCAGCGTCTTGACCAGTTAAGGTAAACGAACCTGCGCCAAAGCTTTCAGTTATAGATTTTTTAAGAGATACATCTTGGCCGGTTGATGCAAACGAACCAGCGTCTGCAATAAGCTTTGCGCCAGCATCAAATGTAATATCTTGCCCTGTCAGAGCAAACGAACCAGTACCAGCCGATAGTTTTACAGCCTTGTTTAGACCAACAGTTTGCCCCGATAAACTAAACGCGCCAGTTTCAAAGATCTCGCCAATAAATACGCCAGCATTTTGACCCGTCAGAGTAAATGCACCGACATCAGCAGTCATTCTTATTGTGCGGTTTATCGTAACAGCTTGACCAGTTAATCCAAACGATCCAGCGCCAGCGTCAAGCAATCTAGCAACAACAATGCTTACATCTTGGCCGCTCGTTACAAACGTACCAGCACCAGCAGCAATCAACGCACCAGCAGCCAAGCTTACATCCTGACCAGTGAGCGTAAACGATCCAGTTGCTGCACTTACATTAAGCTGCTTGTTAAAATCTACCGCTTGCCCAGATAAGCTAAACGATCCTGTGTTTGCTGTAAGCTGCTTACCCGCTGCAATACTTGCCGTTTGACCTGTCAGCGCAAAAGATCCTGCGCCTAAATCAACAGACATTGCTTTTGTTATCTGTGCAGTTTGCCCAGTAACCGCAAAACTTCCAACTTGTGCAACAAGTCTGTTGCCAAAGTTTGGATCAAGCACAGCAGCCTGTCCAGACAAAGCAAAGCTGCCAGCATCTGCTGAGATACGGACAGCCTTGTTTAAGTCTATAGTTTGACCAGTGAGCGCAAAGCTCCCCGTTCCAAATGCCTCGCTAATTCCAAATTCTACCGCGCTGCCAGTAAGAGCAAACGATCCAGTAGCTGCGGCCAACAAGTAAGCATTGCCAAAGGTAACCGTCTGGCCTGTCAGTGCAAAACTGCCCGTGTCACCAGTAACTTTTACTGCTTTATTTAATTCAACTGCCTGACCTGTGACTGCAAAACTGCCCGTTGCTGCTGACATAACAACAGCTTTATTAAGGCTGACCGTCTGACCAGTAAGAGCAAAGGCTCCAGTCTCAAAGATCTCTCCGATTAAAATGCCAGCGTCTTGACCAGTCAGCGTAAAGCTGCCTGTTCCACCGCTTACATTTAAAGCCTTAGCGAAGTCAGCGGCTTGACCAGTAAGAGCAAAAGACCCTGCGCCACCAGCTAAGTTTACAGCCTTATTAAGCCCAGCAGTTTGACCCGTGACTGTAAAGCTGCCTGTTCCCGCTGCAACATTTAACGCCTTAACAAAATCAGCGTCTTTAAACTGAAAAGTAGACAGCCTAGCATTTGCAGAAAGATTGTAACCTACGTTAAGATCCGCAGTCTGCCCCGTAAGTGCAAAACTCCCAGCATCTGCCGTTAAAGCATAGTCAACAGATGTAACTCCACTATCCGCTAGTGGCGCAGAAGCTAATGGGGAGAAACCTAACATCTATTACTCCGGCTTAGTGGGCCAAGTCACATTGTGCGGAAAACCAGATTGCTGTGGAACGTTAAGCAAATCCGTTCTGTACTGCGTCCATGCTGCACGTTGTGCATCTGTAAGAGCATTCCAACGCAAAGTATTACCCGCAATAGGATCAACATCAGCTTCTAAA